CAGCAAATGCTGCGCGTCTCATCTTCGTTCCTGAAATAGCGAATGTATCACCATCAGCGTCTCTACTTCCAGAAGATTTTATTTCAATCTTCCTGAATGAGAAATCCTTTCCGTTATATTTATGGAGGAATTGCATGGCACCAACCCTGTCAGAACCTACAAGAAAGCATACCTCATCGTATCCCGCTAGCATCAAATCTTGTAAGATAGCAACAGGTTGTTTGGGTCCAGAAAATATTTTACCACGATGTTCAGGGAACATCTTATTCATGTAATGCAACTTACGGTCAGGAGGTAATGGATTGCTACCCTTCTTATCTACAGTTTGTGAAATATAGATGCGATAATCATACTGCCCAGCAGCTTTCTTCACACCATCAAAGTTATCTTTGTGTCCTGTGGTGGGTGGTTGGAATCTTCCAAATGTAAAGTAGCACTTCTTACCGTCTAACGCCATTGCTTCTGAAGAGTGAAGTTATTGTATGCAAACTCAAGACGGTTGACAAACTTGATCATGTCTCCATCCTTATGAAGGACATATCCTTCGGGAGTTGTGACCTTATATCCCTTCTCTGTCTGGACATATGTCCTGAACTCTTCCAGGTGGTCAAGTTTATCTATAACCATTTGCTTGACTGCTTGCAGTTCTTTGTACAGTGCAAGCATTGCTTTGAACTTGTACACATTATTAACAAGGTAATTCTCACTCTGGTATACAAGATTACGTTTCTTAGTTAGGTTTGCAACCGTCTTAATTTTCGCGAGTTCTTTCTCCATCTTGCCGTGGTAGAAGTTTGCCAGTTCATACACTGCTTCATCCACGTTACCAATGCTACGAGCATTCTTAATCTCGTTATTAAAATATTGTTTTAAATATGATGCAATATGAAATTTCTTGTCTCCTGTAGTACCTGTCTCCTTAACTAGTTCGTCAAGAAAATCTCCACAGATATGACACATGCGTTCAATCTTTGCTACGTATGCATCAAACTTCATTTCTTCAGCATGATTTAGTCCAACACGATCCATAGGAGTGTCATTTTTTATCACCAATACATCAGGAGAATCATTAACATTAGCACCTGCTCTAGCTTGCATGTTAGGAATATCGTCACCCGTATAATGAGTGTGAAATACCACTCCAATCTTTGCTCGCTTTGCTTTCTGTCCAATAGGATGATCTACTGGAATACCATAGGTGATAGTGTTAGGACGGAACGTATATAATTTTTCTCCATGCACCACCTCTTGCTTTATATCTGTGGTAAACATGAGATCACCCTGAACTACACCTTCAATTCCTAGGTCAGCAAAGTACATCAAAGAAAATTTAAGTTTCTCTGCAAGATCTCCACTGTAATACATGTCCACATCTTCAGGACCATAGCAAATCTTAGGTTCTGTCTTTGCAAATACAGATTTAGTTCCTACAAAGAACATGCCAGTCATAGGATCTGTGCCACATATAATAGATGGAGCACCATCCCATTTTGTTTGCATGAATCCTGTGCTGTTATCACACCCAAGCATCTTACGTAGTTCCTTTAAGAAACCAACAGCAGCTTTACATCCCTCAACTCCATAGTTGAGCATCTCATCTTCTAAGTGTTCTAGGTGTTTGAGTTGAGTTACGTTTGCCATTAGTTCTTCTTGAAGTAGTCTCCATTGGTATGTGTAGGATAGACACCACCACTCTTGTTTCTTACGTTGAAACTAAACTCATATGTTTTAGTTTCAAAAATCATATTGATTCTCTTTGCTTTACCGTTGCCACCACCGTACTGAAGTTGAATTGTATTTCCAATGAGTGATGATGCATCTTTCAAATACTTGTCAGTAATTTGATAGAAATGTAATTTACCTCCATCATAATGTGTCATCCAATACCCTTTACCAACACCGCTAGCAATTAAATCTTGCAACGCATTTTTTTGAGAATTGGTGAGAGTTACTGTACGTAAATGATTTTCTACAGAAGCAGTGGCAGCATCCTTACCAACATATCGCTCAAATACCGACAAGAAATCTGTATGGTCAATGCCAAACATATCTAAGTATGCTTGCCCAGCAGAGGGTATTTCTCCTCGTCTCAAATCTCCTTCTGGAAATAATCTTATATTGTTTTTACCACCACCAGCAACACCACAATTAAAGAAAGATAGTGTGTCACCATATTTTACAGAGAGGTACGCATCACTCTTCTCACACCTGAGAACAATATCTGCAACTTTCATACCGATGTCTGTAGTAAGTGTTCCACCACCAACTGAGATTAAAATGTTACTACCCTTTTGTACTAGCGGTCTCTTAGTGTCCGTCTCACCTGTTGCGATTACCTCCAGTATAGCACCATGCTTCTCCTGCACCTGGGTTGTTATGGCAGTTACATGATCGGACCACCGTGTTACAGGGAGACCTTGCTTCCAATCCTGAAGAGACTTTGCAAGAGACTTCTCATACTCAGTTCCAAAATTCTGTCTGGTTGTATTTGCTCCACGTCCACCAAACTCCTCAGTCTTCTCAAAGTCACCGAGGTCAAGATATATGTCCCTGTTTCTAGAGTTCACATTGTTACATGTGAATTCAATATTATTTTTACCACGTAGACCAGCAAGCATTAAAGAATTGAACGCTCTCTTTGCAGCATTCATTCTCGCACGTCCAGCAGATCCACGCATTTCTGCAAAATCAAAATAGTTTGATACTACCTTAGTAGTCTTACCTGTTTTAGTCTGCCTAGTAATCTCAAACCCACCCATCTCAACCAGACCTTGATCTGTTTTGAAATGATTTACCTTTCCATTTTGAGACAGAGCTTTGTCAAAAAAGACATCTGTTCTATCGCGATACTTAGATCCTTTACGAGCGAAATCTGATGGCTTCATACAAAAAAACCTCCCATCTAACTATTTAGAGGGGAGGTTATTAATATTGGGTTGTCAGTAGAGTTCTTCTTCCTTTTCAGTTTCAATTACCACATCAGATGTGGGGTAAGATACACAGGTAAGTAGGAAACCTGCTTCTAGTTGATCATCATCTAGGAAAGACTGATCCGATTGGTCTACCGTTCCTTCTACAATCTTACCAGCACATGTAGAGCAAGCACCAGCGCGGCAGGAGTAAGGAAGATCAACACCTGCTTCATCAGCAGCATCTAGAATGTATTGATCAGATGCACAATCAAAGGTGACTTCAGTGCCGTCAGGTTGTTTAATAGTTACGTTCATTTTAATAAAGAATGGATAGTATATATCAGCGGTCTCCTGCCGCACGAACTTCAGAGCGACGGATCTCAAATGAGCCGCCAGGATAACGCTTCTCTAGCTTCTTGACGTTAGCTTCAATTACATCATCAAAAGAAACTCCCAGTGCCATTGTTGCTTGAGCAACATACCACATGACATCACCAAGTTCAATGATCAGATGCTCTCGGTTGTCTTCGTTCCAAGGTTTTCCTTGAAACACCATCTTCTTAATGATCTCCAAGAATTCACCACCTTCAGCATTGATCCCAACACCAGCAGTAAGAAGACGCTCAATATTGGCACCCTCACGATCCAACTCGCCAATACGATCAGCAAAGTCAACAAAGTTTGTTGAGCAGTCTGAAGTAACTGCAGACACAAACTCTTCATACCGATTGAAATTAATAGTCATATCAAATAATTGCTAGGTTTAAATCATAGGACACTACTGTCCTTTTGTCAACTGTACACATGTTCTTTCAAGAACTCATATGTAGATGGAAGTTTAGAAATTTCTTCATCCATTTCTTTTGTTCTTTGGACATAATTAGAATAAATTTTTTCCACAAGTCCTTCTGGCAGATTTAATTTATTTCTTAAGAAGTTACCAAATGGTCTATGTCCATTTCCAGATAAGACATACAAAAGACCAGCTGCATCGCTAGGCCATTGGTGCGACCAAGAATGTTTTTGTAATAAAGCATCATACTCATTGGTATATGATGTTCCACCCAGCATGGTAGTGGTTCTACAAAATTTAGACTCGTCAATATCAATCCAATTTTTTTCTAGTGTTTGATATCTCCAGTAAGGAGAATCATTTCTACTAGACATTTTATAATGCATTGATACAAAATTTCTCAAACCATTAACAGTTGTCTGAGAAGAATAATTATAGCCATCAATATCTAGTCCAGTAACTTTAAAATTAGTTCTGTCTAAGATCTCAATGATATTTTCAATCATTTGATGGGTTGTAAGCAGTCCTGTAGACTCTAATGGTTCAATAAAACCATAAGAAAGACCTACTCCAACTACATTTTTTACCCACCCATCTTTACGAATTCCATGCCTGATGTTGATTTTTTTAATATCAATATCATCTACTCCCAAATAAGATTTAAATTCTTCTTCAGCAGAATCATCATCAATAAAATCACTAGAATATACGTAACCAGTTCCAACTCGGTTCCACAAAGGTATGTTCCAAGACCAACCACTACTCAATGCTGTACAATTAGTTACATTATTGATTTGAGTTTCTTTATTGGTGTAAGGAATTTTTGTAGCAATAGCTCTATCATTAGACAACCAGTCTTTATAAGATAAGAACTCAGAATTCATCTCTTTTTCAAGAAGAAGAGATTTAAATCCAGTACAGTCAATGAATAAATCTGCTTCATACTTGGTTCCACTATCTCCAACTACAGAAGTTAGATATCCATACTCATCTTTAGTAACAGAAACAATGTCATCAGTAAAGTGCCGAACATCATTAGGTTCACATACTTTTTTTCGTAAGAATTGACCAAATGCAGTCGCATCTAGATGGTATGATAGGTCTCTATCAAAATTATAATTGAATTCTTCCTCAGAATTTAGAGAAAGTTTATTATGTTTTGCAAGATAGTAATTATCACTGTGATATTCAGCAAATGAATTGTGATCTAGATTATACTTAGAAGCAATGAATGCCCACTCAGTAATACTTTTATTATCTGCAGCATCACCAAATGGATATTCGTATGTTTTTCCTTTCTCGTAAAAATCCGTGAATCTGATAGATGCTTTGTAAGTTGCATTGCAATGAGGCATCCAATCTTCGTCTTTCAACTTAAGAAGTTTCAGGAAATTGTTAAATTGAAGTAGTGTGGATTCACCAACGCCAACGATAGGAACATTTTTAGACTCAACTAAAGAAACTTTTACTTGATCTTTAAAATAAGAACTAAGAGCTGCAGCGGTCATCCAACCAGATGATCCACCACCGACTACCATAATACTTTTAATTCTCATACGTTCCATTCAGCAAATTTAGACAGTCGGTTTTGCGATTCAGCAAATTGAGAAAACTGTTCTCCAGTATCTTCATCCGAAATATTAATATCAGATGCATCCTCAGCGACATCATACAACTTCATTTTGGATCTGTCAATTCCCACCATGAATTTTCTAGAGGTAACGAGGTCTGAGTATCTGTTTTTAAGTTGTTTGACCATGAGGCGACCCTGTTGTTCCAACTCCTCAGTAGAGATAAGGGCAAACATAAAATCAGCAGTGGCAGGTAGACCAAAAGACT